TCACCCGCCATGCTGGACGCAATGGCAACTTGGCCGATGGGATGAAACGCCGCCGGCAGCATCCACACGCTTTCCGCCGCCTTGATGGTGCCACCCAGCAAATACGCGTCCGCCGCTTTGCCCAGATTCATGGCCTGCCCCAGCACCAGGTTTTTCAATTCGGCGCGCTTGGTGCGGAATGCCATCATTTCATCCGTCAACTCCGGGTGATTGTTGGGGTCCCCGTAGGGCAGCGCCTTGACGATTTGCCGCGTGGTGTCCCGCGCCGCGTTTTCCATGGAGTCCACCGCCCCGAGCACGCCGCGTTCAAGCGCCGCCTCGATGCGGGTAGGCCCGGCCCGCTTGTCTTCCGGCACCTTGGCCCATTCCGCTTGCAGCATGGCCAGCACCACCGCGCGTTCTTGCGGGGCGTCGGGCAGCATGCCGGCCAGCCGGTCCATGGAACTGGAAATTTCCCTCTCCGGATTGTCGCCCAGCGCGTAGTCCTGTGACTTGATCCGCTCGACCATGGCCGCCATGGCTTCCACCAGCGGTTTGTTGCGCCGGCGGATCGTGTGCGCCTCATGGGTGGCCGCGTTGTATTGTTCCCGCGCCGCGTTTTGCAGCCGCGGCGGGAGTTGCGTCAGCAGCATGTCCCGCGCGTTCTTGTCATCCAGCGCCCCGCCGATGATGGTTTCAAACGCCGTGCGCGCCACGTTGCGCGTTTCGGTGTCCGCCGCGTCGTTTTCCCTGAACCGGTTGTGGATGGCGTTATACACCGCGGCGTCCCCGGTATCGTCCGCCAGGCCCAATTGTGTGCGCGCGAAGTTGTCCCGGGCAAACTCGTAGTTGTCCGGTGTCACCTTGCCCCCGCTCATGTCCGTGAGGTATTGCCGCACCACCGTGCGCTTGCGGAAGGTGTCAGGGTCGGGTGCCAGCTTGGCCATGGCTTCCACTTGCGCCAGTTGTTCAGGGTTCAGCGCGTCGCCCAGGGTTTCCAGCCCGGCGAAAAGTTTCCGGTGGTGATCGGTGGTGGCCTTGGCCAGTGCCGCGGTGGTGGCCGGAAAGATCGGCAGCGCGTTGCGCGTGCGGTGCTCACGGTATTGCGTCAGGGTTTCGGTGGCCAGTTGACGCGGCGTGCGCTCGAGTCCGGGCAGCGGCGTGTCAAACCCATCCGGCGGGCTTTCCAGTGCGGTGAGCGCCTGATATGCCTGGTCCTCCGCGGCAGCGCCTGCCGGGTTGTAGTCGGTTTGCAAAAAGTCCATTAGGGTTCATCTTCGTTTTCAAGCAAACTGTCCAAGTAGTCTTCATCCACCGCGGCAAGCCCCGTGTTGACTTGCGCAATGTGGGACGGCTTGACGGTTTCAAAGTATTTTTCCCGTGCCTCTTCCCGCGTGGATTTCTTGGCGGATACCTGCAACGGTTGCGGCGTGAACCGGAATGACTTGGACGGGTCACCGCCCAGCGCCCGGTAATACTTGGCCACGGCAGACGGCCATTGATCGTTGAGTTTTTTAGGATCGTTGGTGGCACCTTCCGGGGCATATATGGAAGCAATGCCTGCAATGGTATTAGCTCCCGCGTAGGGTCCACTCTTCGAACCCAAAATTCTAGCCATTTTCAAAATGGAAACTTCAGGCTTGGTAAATGATTGATACCCGTTTCCAACTCCGGTTGCCACCCCCATGGCGTTGTTATGCTTCACAAAAAGCGACGATGTTCCATTGCCGGTTTCGTGCATGGAGATGGCCGCCAGCAAGCGCGGGTCCACCCCGTAGAGGCGGCCGGCTTCCGCGAAGGACGGCGCCAGCGGTGCCAATGCCTTGGGCAGCCCCACCGGTTCCGCCGTGGTGGCCGTGGTGGCCGCGGTGGGCGGTGCCGCCGGTTCCCCCAGCGCCTTGCGCACCCGCTCATTGAACGGTGGCGGGGCGGGGCGTTCGGGTTTCACACCAATGTCAATTGGAGTCTGTTCCACCACCACCTTGTTGAAAATCGCATCATAGGCTTTGCGCGCGTCTTCCGGCGGCATGTCCGCCGGTGCCGTCTTCATAAACCCGTCCCACTGGTCCAAGAACCGCCGCTGTGTCACCAATGCTTTGGAAAAGTCCACCGAGTTAATCACCTTGCGCGGTTCCGTGGACGGGTCTTTGTCGTGATCCTCCATGGTGAACCACCCGCCGAAGCGCCCGGATTGAAAATACTGCTTGGTAAGCACCGCATAGTCCCCGGCCAGCCGGTGTTTGGGCGTGTCCGGGGTTGCCAAGCGTTCGGTGAGTTGCCCGCGCAGTTGCGCCAGCGTTTCTTTCGGTAGCGGAAGGGTCGCCAATTGCCCGCGCAGTTGCGCCAGATGGCTTTGCATCGGATCTTGGGCCGGGTCGTAACTTTGGATGGCGGCCCACGCGTCCGCATAGGTGGCTTCATCAAACGCCGGCGGCGTGGGACCGTGATAAGCGTGCAGGTAGGATGCCCGCTGTTGTGGCGTGATAGTGCCCGAGTCATCCAGCGTCTTGAGTTCGTCGGCAGACAAAATCTTGCCATCCAGCGACGCGGACAGCACGTTGTCCCACATATCCCCGCGCGCCGCGTTGGCCGCGTGGCCGGCTTGCTTCCGCAACGAATTGACCGCCTCCGGGCTCAACTCTGGATTCCGCGTGAGAAACTCGGGGTCCTTGAGTTGGGTTTCACTTTCCACCGGGTCACTTTCAATCATGCTTTGAATCGCCCTGTATTTCACATGATAATCCGCCTTGCGGCGCATTTCATCGACTTCCTCAGGCAAGCGCGTGCCGGTGGCCGCCACGCGATCCAGCACCCCGTGCACTGCGCCAGGGTCGCCCGAGTCCATCGCTCTTTGCAATTCGGTGTCCATGGCCAGAGTCGCCCGGCGTTGTGCCAGCTTTGACGAATCCGCCGCTTGGCGGATGGTGGCTTGCGTGGCGAAGGAATCGAAGTGTTGCGCCAGATCGTCTTGCACCGCCGGCGGCAGGCTGGCGTCGCTCATTTGCCCTTTGGAGGCTGCCAGAAACGCCGCGGTTTTCTGCATCCGGCTTTGCGGGTCGGGGTCGGTTTCCAAATCAAGCTGGTGTTGCGCGTAGGACGCCGCCAGTTCATTGCGCTTTTCCGAGGCAACCCGCGCGTTTTCCAGCTTTTGCACGCGCATGGCCGTGTCAAAGAAATGCGTGCTCACCCCGGCGATGGATTCGGCCAAAGCACCGAGGGCCACGGCGGGTGCCGCCGCCGCCGCCACCCGCACGCCGGGGGTGTCAAGAGCCACAGGTTGCAAGGAAGGTAGGTTGGGGAGTCGGATCATGGGTTAAAACATTCCTTGGTAGCGGCCTTGGCTGTAACTGGACGCCGCTTGCGTCAGTCCGGCAATGCCCGTGGCAAACATATTGATGCGGGCCGCTGATGCCGCCTGCTTGGCTTCCCACAGGCCCATCTGTCCCTTGGCGCGCATGCTCGCCGCCTCGATGCCCGCGGCCCGTGCCGCGTCGGCCAGCCCCACTTCAAAGCGCCCGGCGGTTTCTCCCACGAGTGCCAGCGGCGTGCCGGTGGTGGTTTGCACCCCGGAGGTTGCAATCCGGTTGGACAATTCCGCCAGCGCCGCGCGCTGCGTGATCCTCTCACGGGTGATCCCTTGCGCGGTTTCCGTCTCACGGTTGGCCGCCTCGCGTTCCGCCAGCGCCGCGTTGTAAGCCGCCGCCTGCTTGGCCGCGCGCGCCTGTTGGCTTTGCCCGTAAATGGAAAGCCCCGTGGAGGCCAGCCCGCCGATAAGTCCGATTGCGCCAAATCCCATGTTGTTAGATTGGTTTGAAAAGTTGGATCATTCCGGTGTCGCCGGTGGCGTAGCCCGCACTGCGGAACAACGCGACCAACGACGGATGATGATAGGCCGCCGCCACCAGCCAGTAATTGAGGGCTTTCGCGTGGGCTTCCAGGTGCAGGCGCGCCAGATCCAGCGCCAGCCCGGCACGCACCGCCGGCACCGCCGGATTGCTGGCCAGCCACGCCAGCCACGCCACGCCCGAGCCGGTTGCATCCAGATACATGAATGCCACCGCCACCGGCCCGTCTTCGCAATCCACGATCACCCCGCAGCCGGGCAGCATTTCGCGGGTGGGGCAGTTCCCCCCGCGCGCGATCCACCACGGCGAAAAACCAGCAAACGCTGTGGCACAAACCCGCCCAAACTCATCAAGCGGAATCGCGCGAAGGGAGAACATGCGGGGAGTGTGCCAAAGATTATCCAGCCGGAAAATCCAAGCAGGGAAAGGGTTCAAGCTTCATGGAGGTGCCAGCGCATCACCGCGGCGCGCAGGCAAAACGGATACGGGTCGGCATGGTAAAGCCGCAATTGCAGGTCATCCAGCGCCCCGGCGTCGGGAATGGTTTCTTCCCACCCCGTGCGCAGAGTGAGCGTTGGCTGCGTGTTGACAATCGCCTGCTTGCGCGACTCGCTCACGTTGAAAAGGTAGCCGCCCGCGGATTGATAGAGCGAGAGCAGCAACTTGTGCGTGCGCTTGCGCCGGGCCAGCGTGGTGCCGTCCTGTGCCTGCGTGTCGATCGGTAGCCCCACCAGGCGCGACACCACCGGCAGGCCCACTTGCCACGCCGCGGAGGTGGTGAGCGTGATCGGGCTGGAAGTGACCGTCACGGTGGACACCACGCCGGCCACCATCTTGGTTATTGGCACGTTGAGCAGATGCGCCGGCAGGGCAATGCTGGTGCCCGTGCCGCGTTTCCCATCCACATGAAACCACCCGGTGCCAAGTTCCTGGGCGGCCTGCCAGTGTTGCGGAAAGCGTTCCAGACAGGAGACGGCCCCGCGGTCCACGATGCAAAACAACTCATCGTCCCCATCGTCGGATGGCAGGCACACCACGTCCCTAACTAACCCTGCTGTCGTTGTGTGCCGGCTCCACGCGGCGATTTTCTCCTGCCTGGAATATGCAAAGTGGAGCAGCACGCCGTCCCCGCGCACCACCCACAGCCCCGGCTCGCGCGTTTGCTGCCAGGCCAGACCGACAATGCCGGCCCGGGTCAAATGTTCCGCAATGCGTGTCAGGTCCGCCGAGTCGTAGCTTTCGCGCGTGGTGTCGTAGCCGATTTCCCGCAGCCGCGTGCCCTTGCGCTCGCAGAAAAACACCGCGTCGTTGACCAGCAGGGGCTGCAGCGGCAAAGATCCATAACTTGAGTATTGCCGCGCCATGAAGTTGACGGGGCTCACCGCCGCCTCGCTGGTTTCCCTGCCCACCACCCATTCACCCAGCGCCGTGCCCACGAACAGCCGGCGCTGGCTCATCATCCAGCGCAACGGGGAGGCCGCCGACAAGGCCAGCGTGGCAAAAATCCCGTCCGTGGCATCCACACCCGTTTCAAAATTGATCAGGTCATCGGTTTGGCTGGCCCACAGGCTCACCGGGTTGCTGCGGGTGCCCGCCAGCCACAGCCGCGCGTCATGCAGGCAGATGGCCCGAGGAAACCCCAGCGCGTCGGAAAATGCTCCGTGTGCCCAGCGGAAGGTCGCCCCGCTCAACATCGGCGTGACGGCCACCCCCTGCATTTGCGTGGACGAAACATAAGTGTCACACAGAGCATAGCCGGTAATGTAGGGCAGCCGCGGCTCGAGCACGCAGCGCGCCCCGGCCAGGCTTGCGGTCGCGGCGTCAGTAAACCCGATGCGCAGCAGCACCAGCCCGTCTTCCGTGCCGCTGTCCGCCACGTTGCGGTCACCGGCGGCCTCGTAGGTCCGGAGAGGAACCCACGTTGCGCCGGCGTCAGTGCTGCGCTCAATCACATAGACCCCATACCAGGTGCCGAACGTGAACACATCCCACTCGCCGGCACAGGCGATGGATGGCGAAAACGCGCCGTCATTGGCAGCCGTGGCGTTCAGCTCGATCCGCGCGTCGGCAATGTCGCGTTCAGGGGAAATCTGGAAATATTGGCCGGGCCCGCGCAACTCGCCCGTGACCTCCACAAACGCGTCAATGCGCACCCAGTAATCCCCCCAAGCCTCACCGGTTCCCGGCCAAGTGTCCTCACCAGAAATATCAAAGCCGTCGCCAGTGCTTGGATTGTGCACCTGAATGCACTCATACAAAAAACCGCTGCGCGTCCGTTGCACGCCAATGGCAAACGGATTGGATAAATTCCAGCTATTGGCCCCCAAATCTTCCGGCACGGTGATTTGCAACACCTCCCAAAATAATTCCCATGTCGCACCGAGCCACGGTTCAGACGTGTCCCCGGCCACATACGGGCTATGCAGTTGCTTACACCGGTAAATATTGCCAACCGGTCCACCCTCGAAATCATGCGTCCGGTAGGCCCCTTCGTAAACAGTGTCATTGCCCGAGTCCATCAACCACGGCACCACCAGTTGCCACAGGCTGGCCGGTGCCCCGCCGGAATCCGCGTCCTGCGGGTCAAAGCTGCCGGCGGTGGCCGTGTGCGCCTTGAGGCACACGCCGATGCCAAACGCACCTGAAGATTTGATATCCCCAACGTTGTAAACGTGCGGGTTCATATCCCATGCCGTGCCGGTCCTGTCTTCCGCAATCACGGTGATGGCGGCTCCCGCGGCGTATTGCTGGCGCTTCCAGTAGGTTTTCCAATACAACCCGGTGCCGGGCTTGTTGGTGTTGGTGTCCGCGGTATGGGCCAGGATGCACACCCATTCCGAGGACGTGTAACACACTTCGTCCGCCGTGTAGCTCGCTCCCACGCTCCAAGTGTCGGCAATCGGGTTGGCCGCCACGGAATACATGATGCCCCGGTCAATGTTTTCGTCCAGCACCGGCGGCGCCGTGAACGGCAGCCACACCAGCACCCACGAGGTGTCAGAGATCCGTGACAAGCGCATGGGCGCGCACGCCGGGTGCGTGATAAATGCCACATCGTTGATTTGGACCATTTGCACCGCGCGCAAGCTGTCATCCCAATCAAAGACCGAGGGCCACGCGTAGCCGTCCAGGTATTCCAAGGTTGCCTTCACGGTCCCGGCAGGGTCCAGCACGGTCAAGACGTCCGGCGTGAAGTGCAGCAGATAGCGCGTGCCGTCGCTGGCCACAAACGGAAACAACTTGGAATTGAGCCCAGCGGCTTCCACGGCCGCCAGGTATTCCAGCCCGGGCCGCTTGATCACCCCGCCGTATGGCATGGCCAGAAAGTTTTCCATGGTTTCCGCCGCCGCCGGCGTCTTTTCGTAGTCGATGCGGTGCCGCAGATACGGCGTGACTTCGCCGGCGTTGAACGAAAGCAGGGCTTGGTGCATGGTGCGTCAGGGGACAGGGAATGAATCAATACGGCGGGCGGGTCGATCCATAGCGCGCTTGCACGAGCCCGGAGCGGGCGGCGAGTTGCCGCGGTGAATGGTTTTCGTTGCTGCGGGTTTCCCGCGTGTCTTTGCTGCGCGCCTTGCCCAGCGCCTGTTCGTGGCGGCCCAGCAGCGCGTCGGCCAGCTTCTGGTCGCCGGCCAGCTTGGGAGCCAACCGCGACGCCAGCAGCAGCGCCACCGCGTCCGCAAAGGTGCTCGGCCATTCGGTCACCGGCGGGTCCTTGGCAATGTAGTGCACCACCGGCGCTTCGCGTCCGGCATCCGGCAGCAGCAGATTGCGGCCCTGAATTTCAAAGCGGAGTTCCGGCAGATCGATGTCGCTGCCGTCGATCTTGAGCAAGCGCAGGCAATCCGCCGGCAGGTTGAACGCGGACCCGAACGCCGGCGCATAGACGGAGTGCGCGGGGTCGCCACCGCTCAGAGAGGTGGCCGCCACGGCCGCCACGCTGGACGTGCCGTCGCTGTCGGCTGGCAAGGACGCCAGCACCAGCAGCCCGGCGGTTTCGTGCGCGTTGATGGCGGCAAGAACTTCGTTGCCCGTGCTGGCAGCGGACACACTCACCACGGGCGTGCCGGTCGGCCCGCCATAGGCCGGCATCCATGCGTCCGGGTTGGTTTCCGAGTCATAAGCCCCGGTTGGAACCAGATCCGGCGTGGCCACGTCAGCCGTAGAAATCCAAGCCGTTGAAAAAGCCCCGGCGCTGATGGCCCATAATGTGAAATTTCCGCTGGTGTTGCGGCTCACCGATTGCGTGCCGCCGGCGTTGGCGTATCGCGGCATATCTTCCGCCAGCCACTCCACAAATTCCAACTCGTCCGCGACAAACGGCGTGCTGCCGTCCAAGGTCAGCGTCCCGCCGATGGTGAGGGTTGTCGCGTGCACGGGCGCGGCCACGATGGCACGGCCCACCACGGACACGGTGATGGCTGCCGCCAAGGCCGGTTCGGCGATGGTCGCGGAAATTTCGTTGCCGCTCGGCCCGGGGGTCACCGCGGTGATCAGGATGGCCGCGTCTCCGCTGCCAAGCGTGGCCGTGGCGGCCACCTCGTCCAAGTGCGCCACGCTCAGTTGCGAGCATTGGGTGGCAAAGCTCCACGCGTGCCCCTCAAGCACCAGATCCACGCATTGCGGCAAGTGCAGCCGCACGGCGTCCGCGCTGGTGCCCGTGTCGCTGGTGTAGTCGGTCAGATAGGGCTCGCCCAAATGGTCCAAGGCAAGGTTGGCGACGGCGGTTAGATCGGTCATAAGTCTGAAAAAAGAACGCCCGCGCTCCGGTGAGGAAGCGCGGGCGCCCGGTTGGTTGATGGGGGTTGCCCGCGTCGCTCTTACGCCGTGGCGTAGTAGGCGATGCAGAATTGAATCACCGTGGCGTCCACCGCAGTGGTGACCGTGACGGTGGCATAGATGTCCTCAGGCGTGGAAACCGTGATCGGGTCACTGATGCCCAGGGGCATGGTGCCGCTCACGTCGAAGCCGACCTTGCCGCCGGTGGTGGCCGCCGTGGTGAGCGCCAGCGCGTCGGCCAGCGCGTCCGCGTTGGACGCCATGCCGATGTCAAGCGTCAGCGCGGTGCCGGGGTCGGTTTCGCAATACACCCACGAAAATTCCGGCGCGAGCTTGGCCCCAATCGGGATCAAGGCGGCAGGAACCAGCGTAAGCGTGTCGTTGGCGGTGGGGGTGGCCGGGCAAGTCACCTCGCCGCGGATATACAGCAGCAACGCGCCGGTGGAGAGCCCCTTGAGCGGGGCGGTTTGATCGGTGGCCGCCGCGGCAAGCAGCGTCACAAGATTGGAATTGGTGTTGGCCATGATGTTGGTATCTGGTTCGGGTTGGGGGGGTGGTGATTAGACGGTGCAGTCGATTCGCACGACTTTCTTTTCCTGTTCGCGGCCCGCACCCAGCGAATACTGGCTGAGGAATTGCACCGCGTTGGAGAGGTCGGCCCGGCGGTCCACCGTGGTAACGATGTCGCTCCAAATGCCGAATTCCACGGCGCTGGAAACATACAGCGGCACGATCTTGGCGGACACGGTGTCCGTGTTGGCAGCGCCCGTAACCGTGTCGGTGGTGAGGCTGTTGTAGATCACGAAGTTGACCGCACCCCAGCGTGTGAGGAACCCTTTTTCGGAGAACTGCGGAGGCCCGCCGAAATCCGAACTGAACAGACGGTCACCGCTGGCAAGGTTGGCTTGCTGGCGCAGGCGGGCTTCCTCCTTGGAGTCGATCACGCACCACAGCATTTCCCCGGCGTTGGCAACATCTTCGTTCCACGCTTCGAACGCGGAGAGGATGCGGATGCCTTCGATGAGTTTCGGCACGGTCAGACCGGCGTCGGTGTCGCTGCCGGTATAGACGAAATCCACCGGCACGGTGTTGGCCGCGGCCAGACTGGTGGAGGTGGTGCCGGTTTTGCCGGTGTAGGCCACGCCCACGAGCGCGCCCATGATCACATCGTCGCAATCAAGGTTGAAGGCTCGCAAGTGAGCGGTGATATGCTTGCCGTTGCCCATGATGGTGGGGGCCAGCTTCTTTTCGTCAAACTTGCTCTCGCCGGTGGTGGTGTCGAACTCGCGCGGGAAATACCAGCGACCGTCAACATCCAATTCGGAGATGACCGTTTTGCGGAAGCGCAAGCCGGTGGTTTCAGAACTGCGAGTGGGATTGACAAACTGGATTTGTTTGCCGGTGCCGTTAAGGCCGCGTTCGACCTGCACGGTTTTCATCAGGCGAGAGTCCTTTTGCTGGACTACATCGCGGAAGTTATCAGCGAACTCCTTGCGGAACGCTTCAGGAATGGTGTAAGACATGACTGTGAATTGGGGGGTTGGAATGAATCGGATTGCTCAAATCCGGCTCGATTGTCCGCGGTGCGGGTCGGTGCCATACCCCGTCCGGGGCCGGGCTCGCTGGCGGACAGGCCCCGTGGGGGTTGTCTGTCTCTCGTCGAAGCGTCCGCAGCATCGCCCAAACCCACCACCGTGGGAATCCAAGCGGGGAAATGCCCCTTCATGCCCTAACACAATAACGCGGCAAGGGGGCCACTTGGCCGGACGGTGCACACGCGCGCGCCCGTTCCCCTTACCGCGTTCCTCGTTGCAGAGCTTTGTTACTGCGCCGCTTGCTCGTGCAGCTTCTTGATATGTTCGTATGCGGCCACCTTCTCGTCGTTGTTGCGACTGTTGTATTTCGGGCTCCACACCGGATCACGCCCGGCCT